TTATAAATTATGCCGGGATGTACAAGCCAACATAAGTTTTGGTCCCGGGGAAGCAAACGTACACAATAAATCTGTGTCGGAGACACAGTCAGCAGTGACTGAAAATTCTTTATTGAAAATAGAGAAATTTAAGCCACAATCTGGTCCGGAAGGTACTACTGTTATGGAAGGTTCAACACTTTCCACAGAACAGAATATTCTCTTCCGTGACCAAAACCCATCCTATGTTTATGGGGTGGACCATGTAGATGATCCTACGAGAGGAATACAGGATACTGATGATGCAACTTTAGATAATTTCTTTTCACGTCCTTTAAAAATTAGTACTCAGGAATGGGGTACAGGTACCACTTTGGGTTATGATTTTGATCCGTGGGAATTGTATTTTGGAAATCCTCGTGTAATTAACAGGATGACAAATTATCACTTAATGCGTGCAAAGTTGCGCTTAAAAATTGTGATCAATGGTAATGGATTCCAATATGGTCGTGCCATGGTAGGTTATCTTCCTATGGATTCTTATGATAAAATGTCTATATTTGCATCACTTATACCACACGATTTGGTCCAATTGTCACAGTGTCCACACGTTTTTATTGACCCTACCACATCTACAGGGGGTGAGTTGTGTTTGCCTTATTTTAATCATTTTAACAACTCCAGCATTCCTTTTGGCAATTATCGTAATCTTGGACGAATATATGTTCGCACGATTAATGCTTTGAAACATGCTAATGGAGCGGGAGATAAATGTACTGTCTCCATTTTTGCATGGGCTGAGGATGTGCAATTAAATGTTCTCACTTCTGTTGACGCTCCAACGTTGACTCCTCAATCTGGTATGGAATCTAAGGGTAAGAAAAATACTATGTCTAAGTCTACACAAGGAGGTAAGAAGAGTAGTTATGCCCGACAAGATGGAGGTGCAGCCACCGCAGGAAAGGAGATAGATGAGGCTAATTCAACCGGTATGGTGTCTGGACCTGCAACTTCTATAGTCAAGGCAGCGAATGCATTGAGTGTAATACCTCAAATTGCACCTTTTGCAATGGCAACTTCTAAAGTTGTCGGCGCAGTTGGTAATGCTGCAAAAGCACTTGGGTATAGTAGACCACCTATCACCAAGAATCCGGAGCCTTATAGACCAACACCAGCATCTCAGTTGGCAACAACCAATACACCAGATACAGCTATTAAGCTTACTGTAGATGAAAAGCAAGAGCTAACTATTGACCCAGGTATTGCTGGTCTTGGACCAGAAGATCCTATGTCTATTCAGAATATTGCATCTCGCGAGTCCTATTTAACTAAATTTAATTGGGACATGGGTACTGCACCTGAGACATTACTTTGGAATGCTAGAGTAGATCCCGTACAATGGGTCAGATCTGGAGGCTCTGCTTATCACTTTCCTGCCACAGCGATGGCAGCTTTGCCTTTTGAATTTTGGACAGGGACATTGAAATTTAGATTTCAGATTGTTTGTTCCGCTTTTCATAAAGGAAGACTTAAGTTTGTGTATGATCCGTTGTTTTTAGACTCGAATGAGTATAATACTAATTACATTGAGATTGTTGATATTGCAGATACTCAGGATTTTACAGTTGAGGTCGGCAATGGACAAGCAACAACGTTATTACAACATGCTTTGCCAGGTGAGGATCCCGTTTCAGATCAGCATAATGTTTTACCTTTGACATACAAACCTTATGGTAATGGAGTTATTGGGGTATATGTTGTGAATGAATTGACCACTCCCAATAGTGATGTAGATAACGACATTCAGGTCAATGTGTACATTTCCGCAGGAGATGATTTTGAGGTTTTTGTTCCTGACGATCACTTTCAGAAATTTGTTTTGAAACCACAGAGTGGAATTGAGCCACAGAGTGGGAATGAAATAGTTCCTGAATCGCAGGATACTGAGGAACCTTCAGCTCCTGAGCAATCAATGAGTGATATTCTTGGTCCAGGTATACAAAATACACAACA